TCAGCATTAATTGCTACAGCACCAAGATTCACCGCATTAGCACTATTAGCTATGAGTCTATCTACAGCGATATCACCAGCTGTTATCTTTTCTGCCGATAAGTCAATAATTTTTGCATTATTGACAGCTAAGTCCTGTATATAAGCAGAACCTATTACCTGATTGGCTATGGCATTCCAAGCAAGGTCATGGTAACCATTTATGTTCGTAGCTATTATAAAGGAGTTATCATCAAGTGTTGGATTTGTATTACTTGAACTATATGAGTTATTGGGATAAACCCAATATATGTATTTATTATTGGTGTTGCCTGAAGCAATATTATAAGCTGTGCCATTGTAATAAAGTGTATGTGCATTCCAAGAGACATAACCAGATGATGGTGAATTATCAGACCATGAGTCACCAGTGACTATCGGTATCTTTGTCCATATCTTTGAAGCAGTTATCGCAAAGTCGTCTATATCAGCGTTCTTTATATTAGCAGTAGTAGCACTCACATAACCTGCCTCGGATGAAGCATTATCTGAAGTGTCCCAGACCTTGACCCAATAATATCTTGTGACTCCATACACACCAATATTGTCTGCATAGAAACTTGTCTTTACTTTGGCTATTGAAACAGCATTAGCTCTATTACTGTCATTACTTCTGAATATTTCTACATAATTGATGTCTTTATCTGCAGGCATTGTCCATGACAAGAAGATCGTTTTGAAAGCCGCTGTTGCTGTCAAATTGATCACTGGTGATGGTGGTGTTGTATCAGCAGATGTAGTAATTGACAAATCTGAAGTCCAAGATGACTTATTACCAGATGTATCAACTGCTCTGACCCCTACATAATGGACAATATTACTTCTCAATGGTTTTATGATCATCGAATTCGTTCCAGTAGTACCATACATATAGTTTCCACCTGATTCTTTGCATCTATATTCATAGTAAGCAAGGTCAGGCTCTGTATTAGCATTCCATGTTGCATAAATATAGGCAAAATCTGAACCATCATTATTTTTACCTATACCTGTTTGGAGTGATAATCCTGTCGGTGTATTTGGTGGTGTGGTATCTGGTGTACTAACATCAAGTGTTGTGACCTGATATTGATTAGAATATAGCAAACCAGTCTTATCAAATGTATCATAGGCGGCGAGTTTTACATACCAAGTCCCACTAACACCAGTTACCAACAATGAGGTTTGTGGTGTATCTGCTATAAGGTTACTTGATGATGGCTCAAAGTTAGGAGTTGTGCTTGCATGTATCATATAACCAACCAAATCTGGGACATCGACTGGATAATACTTAACTTCAAAGGCATTATAATAAGCAGTCACACTAATTCCATCAGGGACAGGTGGTGGCGCATTATTGACCGTGAGTGACGCCTTTTGAGAAAGTCTTCCAAATTTGTCTCTTGCTCTTACTTCTATAGTGAACCCCCTCGTTGGTGAGCCATTATTATCGACATAGTTATACTCATATGTATATGTATATTCTGGTGAAGGTGTATAATAAGTTCTCAATAGATTGCCAGAACTATCCAATATCTTTACTTCATAATCTCTAAACCATGTATTTGGACTTTGAGGGTTTGCACTATTGTCATCGGCTACATCTATTTGGGTCGAACTGATATCATTCCAAACAAACTTACAATCCTTACCCTCAAATGTTGTGTCATTACCCTTACCAAATATTTGTAAACCAGAGACTTGCAAATTCAAAAACCAGTCGATTATACCGTATTGGTCAGTCGTTGTTATCTCTACTATTGGACATTGACTCCAATTTAGAGTATTACCATCATTACCAATGGTTATGAAAACTATCCTATATGTTGTGCTTGGATAAGGTGACTCTATGATTGCATAATCATCACCAACTTTGTCACAATCAATCCAGTGGGGGTCTCTCATTGACCAATACATTACAATTATTCGCTGGAATACTGGATTTGGGTTCTGGAATCTAACCATTATCTTTCTCACAACATTACCTGACTCATCAATGTAAAGTACTTCTTCAGCATATGTATTGGTAGCTGGTAATAATTCTACTGGTGATATTTGGTAATCTGGTATTTGAGGAGGCTGTGTATCTGAACCGTATATTTCATCATAATACTCTATTGCTGATATTGTTGCTTTTTGTTCTTGTGTCAATGATATATCAGTAATCCTAAACTTTTTCATAACTTTGTTAACTTCACCAAAAGCATACATATCGTATTGCTGTGGAATTGTTGTAAATGATGTCGATACCGTCACTGTGTCATATTCTCCACTTTGAGAGGGATTTACAATACTTTTTTCTACAAACGTATCATCTGAAAGTCTAATGATAATCTTATAAGATTTGCTTATATCGATATAAACTTTTCTATCAAGTGTTACTGTTGTCGCTCCAGCACTAACTATCCTTCCACCATACCCCCAATCTGGTATCCCATTTTGTTGAGGAATGTCATACTGAACCTCTATAACATCACCAAGAGTGCATGCGATAGCATCTACATCTGCTTGAAATTCTATGGTTCTTTTCAAATACTGATTACAATTCAACCTATACATAGCATACCGCCATGCCTCACTCGCTGACGTTACTCCCCTCAGAGTCACCATTGCCTTGTTAGAGTAGTCATTTATATTGTCATTTACAACAGTGATTGTGGTCTTCTCATACCCCAAGTCTTTATCAATGTAGTCTATTTCGAGTTCATTAATCCTGTCATTGACACCCATAAACATCTCTTTGAATGAGTCCTTTATGATATTACCGACTGTAAATCTTTGAGTTACTGATGATTGTTTATCTATAGCAAATGTGAGCATAGACCCATTATATACTGGTATGCATCTACCCACTTGACAAACCTTCATAACTGCATCCCAAAGATTTTCATCTTCATCAAATATCCCATTGAAAGTGCAACGCTTTTCCTGACCACCCTTACCATTTGGTACAAGTTCATCACAAAACTCTGCCCATTCAACAAGTTTGGTCAAATCAATGTTATTTGGACTCATACCATCATATCTAACAACATTCAAATTGTTATCAAAAACAGGTTGAGTCAGGATATGCAATGCAACCCATGCTGGATTGTTTGAATATTTGACTACCCATTGAGAATTTTCATAAACCCTTACAAGAGAGCCTTTAACTATACAAGAGAATGAAAATGTACCAGATAGTTTTTTACTCGCAAGTGACTTTATACCTACAAGGACATTGCGAGGATAAGTAAAGCCTACGTTATAGCATTCGGTAATCTTAACCAACATTGATTTGGTGAAGATTTTTCTTACATTGTCTGTGTCTTCTGTAATTCGTTTAATCTTTATGTCATATTGTCCCTTACCAGAAAAGCAATTAAACTTTTCTGAGTAATACATTTCTGAACTTCTTTTGTCATATATGTAAACTATGCCTTTTATATTCTCTACGCCATACTCAGAACTTAGTATATACTTTGTTTTTGATGTGAGCTTTGTCCAATAAGCAAGGGGATATCCATCATATGGCTTGCCTTCATAAAAGCCTGAGGGTTGTGTATCATACATCTCAAACGAGTACCAATATTTCTCTACAATGTATGAAGTAATTGTTCCAACGCTCTTTTTAAGGATTAGGGTCACATACATACCTGCAGAGTACTTATTTGCAGTTGCCTGATGAATCGTAACACTTTCTGTTATAGATGGCGATACAGGATACCAATCAGATGTTCCATGCTTTCTGGCATACATCTCAAACATAACTCTTTGACCCTCTCTATCACCATCACTCTCAATCATGTAAAGTCCTAATGGAAAATAAAGAATAATCTCAACACTATCCCAACTACTACCAACAGTGGTGTAATTGTATTCCTGATTGCAAAGAAGTTCTGTATTTATTGAGTAATCCACCTTTGTGATATCAAAACCTTCAATTAAGGTCTGATTAAGATAACCCTTTCTAACTTCTATCTTTGCTGGTGAGTCTGGGTCTGTAACATCGATTTCAATATCATTTATTTTAAAATCTGAGATGTCTTCTACAACACCAAGACCCAAACTGATTAAACAGTATAAATACTGTTTGTTCTTTATGATTTCTGTATAGCTATTTATGATGTTACCCCTGCATTTAAACTCACCAAATATCATTGGGATAGGTAGACCTTGTGTTTGTCTTGTGACAGGTTGCCATGAGTAAGAGGAACCACCCGCCTTATCTGGTGCCTCTGGTGGTGGTAAGAGTACATTGATAAGCAAAGCACCACCAGTCATTATCATCGTCGATAAAAAAACAGCCCCCATAGTCATGGTCTTGACACCTAACATGTACATACTCAACTGGGGAGCCGCCACAGCCAGTGCTATCATAGCTAATTCTGCAATGACCGTTTTGCCTTCTCTATTCCCTCCACCATATATGAGGGGTATAAATGTTATGTAATCATCTTCTGCTGGTATAGTTAGAGCAAGTTCTTCTTCTCTTACGACTTGACCGTTTAAGGAGACACATGCTTCATCTATGAAATATTTTTGTCTTATCAGATATAGATTATCGAGGTATCCAACATTAGTGGTCACTGTATCCCTATCAAACCTCAAAGGGTTGAATACCCTTACTATGTTAATTTTTTTCGTAGGTATAATATCCATCTATCCTACCTTTCCATAGAAGACTATCCAGTCTTTCAATGCATACATTTCGTTTTTGCATGACATGTATGAAGTATGGGTACTCAAGACAAACACCAAAGTGAGTTACAAATGGATATTTAACCTTTAGTGCAACTATTGACAAAGACTGTGGTATCTCATGTCTTTTGAAGTATTTATTATATCTTATGTAAAGTTCATATACCCTTGTCTCATCTGCATTAAATTTGGGTATCTTAATGCCATTTCTCCCCAATATTTCAACACAAAGTGTGTAGCAATCATTGACCCCCCATTTAAATTCTTTACCCAAAAGATCTTCAATGTTGTATTTTTTAAGCAAGTTTGACATTTCTCGTTCTCAATCCCAAAAAGCCACCATATCTTGATGTATTACCTAATTCTGAGCATCTTGAATACGTCCTGTTACAACTTGTTTCAGAGCCTGAGTAACCACATTCAACACTTTTGAACTCCCAATTGCAAAGGTCTGATATATATCTGTATTTTGGAAATCTCTTTCTTAATGGGGAGACAGCTCCCAATGTGAAGTAGATGAAGTAATTGTCAACAACAGTGTTCAAAATATCAAATGTCAATGATGGGTAGGTTTCACTTAAGTAATTTGAATTAACAACAGTTATCTTGACTGTCCCACCCACACCACCATTATACGCCTCGAGGTATGGATGTAAGAGGTCTGTTACATTCGATACCCTCAACTCTATTGTTGGTATTTCGCCTCTTGAGGTCTCTTTTGTTGCATCCAACTCAAAATTGAAGGCTTGATATGTATGACCACCATAGCTTACATCTGAGGTATTTTTTGCGAGTCTGAAATTGTATTGGTCTATGGTGACCTCAAGCAATATTATCCATGCTGAGTCCCCTGCTATTTTATTTTTCTCTATTTTTACATCAAGTGGTAAATTTTTCATACTTCCTTCAACTTAAATGAAACATTATAGTATCCATAAGATACATATTCCGCATTTATTGGTTCTGCAAATCTTACATTATAAACCGTTGAGGTAACAGGACACGTAAAATTAAATGATACCGTACATCTAACAGAGTTATAGAAATTATTCAATGTTGTAAAATCTGTAGAACTCATATATTTATAGTTAACATTTATAATCCTTCTAAACCTTGTATATCTATTCCTCGTTATCTCATAGCCACCTTCAAAATCAGACCTTATTGTTGAATCCTCATAAGTTATGACATAAGGGTATTCTGGATTTATACTTAATGTTGGATAATCCATGTTATTTCACTCCTTTAATCATGTATCTCAAGGGGGAATTCTTGTCTATATTTTTCATAACAACATTGACAATGTAGTTCTCACTGTCAAATGTCGTTGAGACATTCTCACTGGTCATTCTATAAGGTGTATTATTATGAATGTTCACAGTCACCTTTGGTGAGGGTTTGGAAGCAAATCCTACTTCAGGGGGTGGAATTGTAACTGGTACAGATGTCGCTGGTTGTGCTGGAGCCATCATAGGCATCATCACGATCCCCTTAAGCCCTTGTATAAAGGGAGCAATTATAAATGTTCTCAACAGTTCTATGTAAATCTGATGAAGTATGTCCAATATCAAATCTCTCCAACTTAGAAACCTTTCTGATGTGTAATCAAAGAACTCTTCTAAACCTCTTTGCATTGCAGATATTATTGAGTTTGTGGTTGAATAAGCTTGTCTAAATCCTGATAAAGACCTTTCATACTCTTCAAATGCTCTTCTAATACCCATAGACCAATTATCTGAGCTTTCAAGAAGTTCTTCATCTATATTCCTTATCTTTGTTGCGACATCTTTGATTTGATTAGCTGTCTCAAACCAAGCCTCTGGTGCCACATCCCTAATCTCAGATAAGACCTTGTATTCCTGAAATAGTATATTTAAAAGGTTTTGATACTCAGTTCTTTGTTTTTCAAGCAATGCTATTCTTTCTTTGTTATCGAAAATGAATGGTTCCTGCATTTCATATTCAGCTATTCTATACCTTGAACTCGCCTCTGCAAGTCTGTTTTCATTCTTTATTTTTTCTATCATCAATTCATTATCAAGCCTTTTAATAATATTAGTCCTTGCTTGTTCTTTGGCTACTTCATCATCAATAAACTTTGTTTTATCTTCCAGCTCTTTCAACTCGATATACTTTTTGTATTCATATTCAGCGTCCAGAGTACCTTTAGCTTGTGCAAGGAGCCATTTCATGGTATCCTCATCTTGTTCCGCATATTTCTTATCTATCTCACTTAATGCATGTGCCATTTGTTCATGAAGCAACTTACGAAGACTATTATGACCTTCAAGTTTATTAATCTCATCTACGTACCTCTGTTCCAATTGATATTTCTCATATTCTCTTTCATTAAGAACCAACTTCATTCTCTCATCCATATAGAACTTAAAGACTCTGAGATATTCTTCTAAGACTTTGTTGTCTATTGCTGGTTCTTCCTCTCCAAAGGGTTTTAATTTAGGTATCTCTGGTGGTTTTATTGGTTTTTGAATCTGACCCTTGAATTCATCATAGCGTTTCAGAAAATTACCCATTATATCATCCCCTGCTTTATCAGCCCATTTAGTGAGGTCATCCCAGTAATTCTCCACATCTTTTTTGAAAACCTTTAAGTCATCTAATCCCTGCTTGAAACTTCCTGTCATAAGGTCATACATTGCGACCGCTAATGTCTGTAATGGTACTCTCACCATAACTATCTTATTGACAAAATCAGAAAATGATTTAGTGATGGTTGGGATTATGGTATAAGCTATGAGTCCGAGACCTTCTAAAATCTTCTCAATTATTGTAAGAACCCATGAGAAGGGTTTGAATAGATTGTAAGCATTCTCAAGGACCCCATAAACCGATAATGCAATCTTGTTGATTGACCCCGCTAACTTATCTGAGATACTTTTATTTTTACTTATCCCCTCGCTTATAGATGAGAGTAGCGATTTTATCTTTTCAAATGTAACACTTATACCAGCTCTCAAAACTTTCTGGTGTAAGGTATCAAGTGTTGATGTTATAGCGGTCCAAGTTGTATTCACATGTTTTGACATCTCGAGATAACCAGAAAACATTTGGAGAATTATCCGTTTCTTTTTCTCAATATCCGTTTCATGCAACATCTGTTCATAGAGTTCAGCATTAGTTGCTTTCGCCACCATGGCTAATGTGGAACCTACTCTTGCTGTGCCTTCAAGAAATGCTCTAACCTCTTGGTAGAGCTGTTTTTGTTTATTTATGTCCTGCGTTAACACCTTAGCCGCTGTAGATATTGCAAGCCATAAATTTAGGTCTTCACGCCTTAAGACATTTATCAGGACACCTCTCGAGGCCATTGCCTCATAGGTATCAAGAAGCTCTTTTGCTGTTCCAATAAATTGGGGGTCTAATTCAAGTGCCTTTTCATATACAAGCGATGACCAATGATAAGCATTCTCAAATACCTTTCCAAGATTTTCTTTCTCACCAGACATTGATGTGAGAAGACCAGCTATTCTCATCATCTGGTCTTCAAAATCCTTTGAGTAAAGGAATGCATTCCTCACCTCATTTGAGATAGCTCTCATAACAGAAAGTATCGAAACAACCGAAGCATAACCCAATGCAAACACAACAACAGTATCTTTCCAGTTTTTAATCATTCTTGAGATAAAACTATCAGTCTCTTTTATTTGAGACTTCAATGTCTCATCTTTAGAGGATAGTTTGACATTTATAGATACATCAAAATTAGCCTCTGCCATTCTATTTATCCTTTAGGTTTTTACTCAAATTCCTATTAATTTCTTCTTTTGCTATAACCATCCCTAATATTTCCGCCCTTGTAAGTTCATCATATCTTATAGACAATATCTCAGACATTATATACAGCTCGAGACAATAGAATGCAAAATTGTACATGGGTGTAAACATCTCAGGTTCATATGAGTCTGGACATGTCTTACATAACTCAGGATTGATTTTATAAGCATCACAATATTCTGCCCCAGAGCACTTATTTGATATTATTGTTCTGAGGCACTTTCTGAGTTTTTTGACAATTCACCCTCATACGAATATATCCTTGCCATATCCATTATCACTTGTTGCTTGTGACTCGCTGGTATCTTCGATTTCCAACCATCATTACTCATATCAAGTGGTACACCCTTGTCACAGTATCCCTCGACCCTGAGACATATCTTGTCATATAGCCAGTTTCTTGCTGAAAAAGAGTTATCCTCCAAATCCAATTTACGACCTCTTATTACTGTTCTCCAACTCATCCTCTGGAATTCTTTCCACTCTTCGGCTGTTGGTTCTCTAACAATATGTTTAAGGATATATTCAACTCCTTCTCTTTCGACCCTAATTATTACTTCTTGCTCTGTCTTAGAGACATCGAAGTCTAAATTCATAAAACCCCCTTTTTACATAAATTTTATTACAAACTCATCATCACTTCCTGCAAAGGTAAGACCCGCATCAAACACCCTTAATCCATTTCTATCCGCATACTTTAAAGAACTAAATGTCACCTTTGATGATGTGATTTGAAATTTGTTTCCATTAGCTGTTCCAACAACAAAAGATAATGATTGTTCTGTTGCATTCTCCCACTTTGACCAAAATTCATAAGTAGCATTAGTAACAGCCTCTGGGTCAATGCTACCTTTTGGGTCTCTTGATGTAATCATTATCTCTTTCAACCCCTTTGGAGAATTGAGGTCTTCTCTTTCAGCAAGAGTATTGTCAAGTGAAAACTTGAAATCCTTTGCCACTGGAGAAAATGTGCCTATAGTGAGGTTAAGATTTTCAAGTATGGGTGGTTTTGAAGTCTGATACACACCACTAATCATAGATGCGTCTGTAGGTGTTTGATAGAGACCCCTCATAGTCCAATTGAATTTTCCATACTCACCCGCAACCATCTCACAATCAAAGGTCCCACGACAACCAGTTATTTTGTGTAGCAAGCCATCATAGTAGATATAAATTGTAGCACTCTCAAAATTGGTTGATATGGGTGCGTATAAAGCTGTGTATGGTGCAGCAGCTCCCTGAATAGTTTGGGATAATCCGCATGCTCTTAACAGAGGTGCTACTTCTGGAATTATAGAGGTTGAACTACCCGCATCACCTGAACCCTTCATTTCAGTCGTAAACTTTACATCGACTAATATACGCCCTATCGAGTGAGGCATTCTTGATATAGTGTCTCTAACGTAATCCCTTGTTAGTATCTTACCATCAGCAGTAAGCTCTGGATTGGTGCAAAGTATCGCATTAGATGTCGTAGGCGATGCGTCTTGACCATAAGTAGTCTCAACCTTTGCTAATAGAACTGTTCTCCTTGTTAACATCTTTTATATCCTCCTCTTTACCCTGTTTTTTCTGTTTATTGAGGTCTTTCATAAAGTCCTCAACTTTGACCTTTTTACCTCCAACTAATACTTCACCCGTTTCATCATCAAACGGATAATATTTGCCATTTATCTCATAATAAGAACCACCAACTCTTATCATGCCACTGACCTCCTTTCCCAACAAGTTAATTCTAATTCTGCAAAGTGACATAGTATGTCACCAAATTCCCTTAACTCTACAGATAATACTTGAACTGGATTTGAATCTATTACCTTTCCACCAAGGGTGGGGTCTCCCCTAAATTTATCACATATAGACTCGATCATTGACTGAAATGTCTTTTCAGACATTTCGTCATCTTTGAGGGAGTAAAATCCATAGATTTTAAAGGTATATTCCCTTTTATGATAGGGGTATGACTCTGGTTCTTCCAAAGTCTTTGTTCTTGTAACCATCCAACCAGAAATTTTCTTACCATATTTGAAGAGTGAGAGAAATGAAGACCAATTGGTCGACCAACGCATATAATCATAGACATTGCCTATGTTAAGACTATCTATCGATAGCCTAACATATTCAAGTATTTCCTTATACATTCTCTAATATCCCTTGTTAGTTTTGTATGCAATTCCTTAACAAATTCTTTCCATACATTGAAGAAAACATGTTTGCCTGGAATTCCTCTTTTAGCTATAGCAAGAGCGATATTTCTAACAACTCGTAAATCATCAGTCCCTAATACCATAATCACCCATCTTCTAAGTCTTGAATTTTTACCATGAGGTGGCACTTTTGGTGATGTTCTTCCAAATTCCACTGCTTGAGAGTATATTGCTCTTGAGACTACTCTTCCGATAGAGACCTCATTACCTAAGATTATGTCTTTACCAATCTTATCAATAAGCTCACCAGTGACTTTTGGTGCTTTTTGAGTGATTTGGGAATAAATATATTGGGTATACTTATTTGCAAGTGCTGATTTAGTGACCCGAAGTGCTTTCAGTAATACAGATGTGATATCGGTAAGAGCAGTGCTTTGTCCAATAGCCAACCTGCCACCTCTTTATATAGAGTAGGGAAGCCTTCCCCATGAGAGAAAGACTTCCCCACTTAAATTATTTGTATTTATAAGTTATCTGTAGCCTATGTTTTGGATAAGTCATACCAGTACCAACAAGAGAAAGAACCTCACCAAGAACCTCGCCTTGACTAACATCAGTGCTTGAAAGTGAAAGAGCAAGCGGAACTCTTGCACCAGCATTTTTACCCGATGTGAAAGTATATGACGCCAGGTCCGCTGTTCCAGTTCCAGAGGCTCCATAGTTTCTCAATGATATAGTAATCGTGTTTGTATCTTGACCAGTGATAGCGGAATCCGCAACCAAATAGACAGAGGTAATGACTATATCTTTGGGTGCTACAAAACCACCAGCTGTCTGAGCTGTATTTGCACCCGCAACATCAGGTAAGCAAACAGTATCTATTAACCCTGCATCTGCAAAAAGATATTTAGACATATTTCACCTCCTATGCTGTTGATTTGACCATGCCACGATAATCAGCCACAGTGACACCCCATACATGGTCAACCCTATAAGCAATCTTATCCGCATAGAACATTGAACCTGATTCTGGGTTATCTGCTCTCAAAACCCTTGGATTCTCATTACCATCCAAGAAACCTACAATGATCGTTGGACAATCCTTGGGGTCACACACTGCATACCAAGTTGTTGATGCGATATCCCAATAGCTAACTATGATGTAGTCAGTTCCATACTTCTTAGCTATGATGTTTGGAGTTGTTGCATTCTCATCAGTAGCCTTTACAAATACAGTTGAGTTACAAAGCTTGAATGCAGTATCTTCTAACCCTTCTGGAATTACCAACCATTTGGGATATAAACCTAATGGGTCTGATGTCGTACCATATGCCTTTTGAGATGACATTGCCCTTTTAACCGACATAAACCCCGATGCTGATATTGCATTAGAGGCTAAGAGGTTATTATGATTGGCGTGGAAAAGTGAGGTACCATCAGCATATGTTGGATTGCTCACAAAAATACCATTAAATATAGCCTTGTGAAGTGTCAAAGCCGCCGCCCTTGCAAGTTTAACTGGTATTCTCCTTAAGGCAAGCAAGTCATCATTCCTAATCATCTCAATAGTCACAGTCTCAATCAAACCCCTCTTTGTTGCCTTTAAGGTAACGGCCTCTTCAGTTCCAGAAGTACCAACCTCGGGGTAATTTTCTCTTTCCTTGACTTCGGGTAATTCATCATAACCCGAAGTCTTTATCCATTTGTACTCCTTGAAATCCGTAAGTGGTACTATATCACTTACAACGAGTTTCCACTCCTGAAGCTTAGGCATTGCATACTCTTTTAAGACAGCCCTATGAATAGCATCTCTTAAAGCTACTGGAAAATCTGAAGATGATAAAGATTCTGTCATCCTCCTTTGACCCTTCTGATGACAGCTACTTATTTCACCAGTTATCTTACTATCTCCAGTAAACTTGATATATGCTTCCTTAAGAGATGCCTTGCCCTCAATGACATCATCAAGCATCTTATACAAGGACTCACCTTCTGACTCGGTTATCTCAACACGAGGCGAGAACCCCCAATCCTGCTTAAATGATGCCTCAATCCTTACCAACTCATCAATCTTCTTGTCAATTTCCTCAGTAGAATTATACTTGCCAGCCATAACAACTTCTTTAGATGCCGATGATAATTTGGTCTTTGATAACGCAGACTCAAGATACTCCTTAAGTCTCATATCCTTAATCAATGATTCCAATTCAGAAAGTTTTTGCCTTACATCATCATCAGTTGATTCCTTATCAGGTTTCGGATAATCAGGATAATTAGGATACTCAGGGTAACCCTTTTTCTTTTTCTTTTTCTCCTCAATGAGATTAACAAGAGCTTGCAGTATCTCCTTACAATGCTCAACATTCGACAACTGAGAAATACACTCCGAAATAGCAGATTTTATAGCATCCATATCTGCTTGGTCAAAATCTTCGACAGACTCACCAATAGCTGAGAGAAAAAGTTTGGCATGAGTATCCCCAATCTCTTCACCTGAAAATCCCTTTACAAGATAATAGAGTTTGTCCATTTTGCTCTCCTTTACTTGTATTTTAAACAAAACCGAAGTAGCAACCCTCAAAAACCTACCCCCCGCCGCTGGATATGTGACCAAATCAACAGAATTAATATCATCTAAACTCTTACAAACAATCCCTTCACTGGTTCTCTCAGTATCACCATAGGCATCAATAGAAAAACCAAACATGTTATTAAGTGCATTGATACCATCTTCAACTATAGAAGAAATCGTCTTCTTTAACCAATCCGCAGTCACCTTGAAGGTCGCTACAATACCCCTAACTATCGAACCGTCAGGTTTTCTAAACTCCGTAAATCTTGGATTCTTAAAATAACCCACAAAATTTTTAGCAAAACCTTGTGGAAACCTGCGCTTAACATCATCAGGTAAGTGGTCAAATACCTTACCCAAAAATTCATACGCAAAACATTTAGCATATTGGAATTTGTCTTTTGCATTCTTAAGAGTATCATCTGGAAATACAACACCATTAAGAGATTTGCCAGACTCAATAATAACAACATCAAATTCATCAGGAGTCGGAGATTTTGCCTCCATTATCTTCCCAAACCCTAACTGAATCCTACCAAACATGTTTAACAATTAACAAATCAAAAAGTTAATGTCAAGTGAAGTTAAATAATTGATAAGAAAAATAAGGGATAAAATCGAGGAGGGTAAAACAAAGGGGGGTAAAATAATGAGGAGGGTAAAATAACAAGAAGAGGGCAAAAATAACAAGAAGGCTAAAATAACAAAGAGGTTAAGATAACAAGAAGGGTATGCTAACCCCTTGCTTGCCTTCCTGCATTAATCTTGTCAAGCTTATCTGGTATATTTTAGCCTTGCTAAACAGAATTGCTTAAATTTTTGATACTGGAAAGTATTTACCCGAGGATTTTTGATACCCAATTTAAGCAAAAGATTGAATCAGACTATGGGGGTATAATGCAAGAATTAGGGAATGACGTAAGCAAAAGGCAAAAGTAAAGGCTGAATAACATAGCCTCTCACATATCTCGGACCTAACACCTACGATCTTGCTTGGGATAAAAACAAAGAGTTCACATCAGAATAAAGACTGGATAGAGAATCACTAATCAAAAGGCCACTACAAAAGAAGTTCCATTGGATACACTTTCAGGATAGTAAGTTTCAAATGGATAACAGTGGAAAGGATACCAAAAAACAACAAAATATCCAGTAAACATTGCGTGTGCAATAGTGGTTGGGAAGGCTATACCCCTCTTTTTCGAGCCTACCTATAAGGATGTTATTAGGCTTAAGGCTGAAGAAAAACAAGCATTCTATGAAATAAACCTTTGCTTATAACTCAAAGCTTTTTATTATCCTTCAGCCTTCGGCCTATGGCCTATTTTTCATTGCGAGCCTACCTATAATTTTTTCTTTCCTACTTTTTTTGCATTCAATGTCCCAAATCAAAACCGTATGATATTTCATACATTTTTGGGGGGTATTTATCGGTGCAAAGGCAATTATTTTTTGTTACTTTGACTTTCAAATTGAAGGCTTGGTGGTTCATACCACTATATATTGTGGTTTTTTTGAGATTTTTTGATATTTAATACAAGATATATTGATGGCGTAGAATGCCCAAATTTCGCATTTCTCACCTTGGTCAATATGATAAGTCATGTGTACCCAAAAAAATCGAAATATGACGATTCTACGCAATCGTTTTTTCCAGTCTTTTTTGAAAAATACTAACTGAAGCAAGAGGTATGCCATATCTGAAAATGTAATGTTGCAAATATCACACACACTATGAAATACATTACATAATAAAAAATGTTATTTATCAAGCACTTATCCCATTTATGTAATTCATTTCACAGTTGCAATTTTACAATACTATATGTAGTGGTTTTTGCTGGTATCAATACTGATAAAATGTATGATAAAATATTTGATATTGGTATAGGAATTGCTTTATATATATTTAGAAAGGAGGTGAAAAAATGAGAAAGTATGAAATCCAAATTGATAGAGACAATATCTATATATCCAGGGATTTTCCCGAGCTGAAACGCAGAATTTCCAGACGGGTTCTGAATTGCAGCGATCGGGAATCCCTGATCCGCTGGGCCAAAAGAGACATACTTAGGGAAGCTCAGGAAGTTTGGGGCTTCCCTAAAAAAAGAAAGGAGGCAAAATAGACAAGAGGGGGAATCGTGAAGAAATAGATGCACTTCACGATTTCCCCCAATTGACATAAGGCTTGATACAAGCCTTGGGTCTCCCACCTTTGGTGGGGTAAGGGCAGTAAGCAAGCCTTATGGAGGGTGAAAGAATGAAACAAGAAATTCAAAAAAATGAGAGGGGCTTTTTCTTCTTCGAGCTCCGCTCAGGAGCTCATAACTATATTCGCACCCGCATCTGGGTGCATCGGGATCTGGTCAACGAGGAGGAAACTCTTGATTTCCCCCTTGTGGGGGCCAAGGTCGTCAAAACCCCCAAGGGGGGGCTCGTTCTCCGCCCAGCGGAGAACGAGCATTGGGTTGCCTTGATCACTGAAAGATCAGGGTATAGAGGCACAGCCTCAATCTCAGTTGAGGCTGTGGAAGGAGGAGAAGTTGAGGTTATAACCTCTGGGAGAGAGTTTCATTCTCCCAGGGGGAGCCTGGGCGAAACGGCCTGGGCTTTAATCAATGTAAGAGGCAAAATCAGAGTCCGCGCCCACATTACGGGGCGTAGGATTTCCAAAAATGATTTTTCCTATACACTCTCTCCCACTGGGGAGAAAGTGGAAGAAATATGTGAAGAGGTAGAAAAATTCCTCACTCAGTAGGATTCCTAGGTGGAAAATCAAATATTCAGCCCGCCATAAAGGCGGGCTTTTTTACTCAAATCGTTATAGCCTTTTTTGTAACATCAGACCTACCCCCCAAAAAATAGTATCTGTAATTGCGTAGAATCTCCAAATTTCGCATTTCGAAACCAAAGACGATATTTATATCGCATTTTGCAAAAAAAACGAAATTTGGGGATTACAGAAAGAATTCTCATATTTGCCTTTGCCTCACATCGACTATTTCACCACCAAACAACTCGCAGACAAACTTGATGAATTCTTTATCCCTTTTCTGCAAGTTAGACAGACCCCACAATGTGAGTTCCTCTTCAAAGTTATTGACTGGGGTTAAAATTCCTTGGGATATGAGTTGCGATGCGACATCATCAGGCATGTCTACTAAATCACCAACACAAGCTTTCCAACCTATTACTGGTTTGTTAAATCTCACCAACATCAACATCTACCTCAATCGTAGCGTTATAGTAACGTATGGTATTAGTATCACATAACAATATAGTAAGAGTATACTTTTACTAATACGTATCTTTAAATTCAATAAAAGAATATAATATATTTTATATACTAGTACTAGTACTAGATACCGGTTACCAGGAAAATACCAAAGAATTTGAGTAACAAAGGCGTATTTTGAGTAACAGCAAAGTAACACCAAAAGTAACAAGATGAGTAACATGTAATTGGTATAAATAGCTAATATTATTACGTTTAGTACCATAAGTAACACTTTCTCTATATAGGGCAGGTTATAAAAAAAATGACTGTTACTCATGGTGTTACTCACCTGTTACTTACCTGTTACTCATGTGTTACTCACCTGTTACTCATCCTCGATGATTGACCACAAACCATTTTCGGACCTGATCTGGTTTCTTTTTTTTAATCTATTAAGATAAGTAGTTAGCTTATTAGTATTTACGCTTGGTAGTTCTTTTTTAAGTTGTGCAAAGGTTTTTGGTTCTTCTGAAAGTGCAAGTAATATGAGGTCAGTGATTGTTCCATAATCTTCTATACTTTTCTGTTCTATGTGTATTTTTTTATCCTCATATCTAAATTCAAAGATGGTAGATGGAAACAGTTTTGTGAAATTTGATTTCTTGTGAATAAGTTGAATGATATTATTTTCATGATTGGTAATTCTTTTTGCAAACCAGACATTTCTTGCATCGTTAAAGAAGAATACGCTTCCATACGGGTCTCCATCGGGTGTATTTTTAGCGACATGTGAAATTAATAGCCATGTAACAGGAATTTTAAATAATGATGTGGTATAAAGGGATACTGCTTCAGGGTCAAAGACATCCGCAACCATACTTTTAATAACACTATCAACTATTATTACGTCAATTTCATGTTTTTTTACATCTTCGTATAATCTTTCAATAGTATTAATTAGTTTTGTTTTTGGACATAAAACATAAGTGTGATTAACATCTGAAGATATTTTTAGGATTAATCGTTCAATCTCAACTGGTGTGGGATTCTCATAATCAAGATATAAGACTTTGTATCCTCTTTTATCAAGTAAACATGCAAGATAGCATGCAAATGTACTTTTACCAGTGGCTCCAAGACCATATACCAAATTTATATTACCTTTAATGACAAAGGGTTGTAATAAAAATTCAACTTCGTAACTTGCAATATTGCTGTTTTCTATTTTTTTGACATTACTGGTGGAATAGCATTTTTTAAATTCTTTTTTAAAACTTTCTATTAATTGTGTAGGGTTAGCTAAAAAAGGTAAGTTTGCTGATAAAACTTTTGCAAGTTCTTGAGTTCCTCTGGATGAGTGAAAATTAAAATTAGCACTGTAAATATCTTTTGCTATAGCTCTATCATCTTCACATCTAATCTCAAGATAACACCTTAGCCCTTCTTTGTCCTGAGAAATATTCTTGATTTTGAAATACAGCTTGCTTTGTGGGTTAAACATTTCATATCCGAATGGCACTTCCACATTTTCAAATACTGGTGGGAGTATATCAATTTTTCTATGCCTTTCAAATATGCTCTTTACCGTTGAGGTAACTTCTTTTTCTGGTAATGGCGGATCATTCTTTTCATTCCAGAGTAATGCATTCTCAAGACATTCCTCAAATGATAAACCATCGGATACCCATGAACCTACAAGCCTTGTCAATGTTTCATTTCTCTGTCCTTTAGAAACACCTTTGTAAAGTTCTTTCAAATTGTTACTCACAGATGGTTTTTGTAATATGATTTCAGGTAGCTCCGCATAATCGACCTCACCTACAACTATTTTCCACTCGTACTTGATTTTTGTATCTGGATGTATACTTGGTGGTGCTACAATGTAACCACCATCAGCTCGTAAATCGATGTCTTTCAAATCAGGTCTCTTTTGGAAATTTCGAACGCCATTTTGATATTTGAAATAGAGATGATAACCTTTTGAGGTCTTAACACATGGAGTTTTAGGAAACTTATTTAGTTTCGAAAACTCTATGGCTTCTCTGCTATCCAAATCAATGACTGCAATTCCTGAAATAGCACCAGTGACAATTCCGATATTGTAGTTGTTTTCCACAAACCATTTTTTGATTTCTTCTTCCGTAGGTTTTCTTTTTTGATATTCTTTCCACTCTATGGCGGGTTTTTTACCAATGAGGGGAATAACAGAAAAACCAAGAACGTTGACATAAAATTTAGCATACTCATATGTCTCCATCTCTCCCCCAAATCTTATTCTGAAGTTTCTTTTTTTCTAATTATGACTTCATTTGGTGAAATAGTTATCTCTAAATCCCTGTCCCTCTCCCATCCGTATGCCTGCATTATGTGGGTAGGCAAGCATATGGTGTACATCGAACCACCACTTTTGAAAAACCCTTTTTTTAATAAGTGAAATTGTAGTTTTTTCATAGTCTTAGCCTCCTTTCTGATTTTTGATTCTTAAAAGTATAATAAATATTCAAATGTTTTGTCAAGATATTTGGTGGTATTAATTTTAATTATAGTTAGATAAGAATTTTCAATTGAAAAAAATATTGACAAACATAATGATAAAATGATATATTGTTACAAAAATCTAAACAAAACGAAGGAGGGTAAGAAATGTTAGAGGAAGGAAAGAGTAAAAATGAAAGGATCGAAGAAAAAGGGGAGATGATTCAACCAAAAGATATAATTATAGCGATGGCTCAGGTTGCAGTTGAAAAAGCTGATGTAGGAACACTTGAAAGGCTTGTAGAGTTGAGAAAGCAAATGAAAGAAGAGAGAGCAAAAGAAGAATTTTACCACGCATTATCAAGCTTTCAATCAGAACTCAAACCAATCAAAAAGTCAAGAATAGTCAAAAATAAAGATGGCACTGTGAGATACAGTTACGCTACTTTCGATGACATTATAGAGGCAATCCAACCTTTGCTTGAAAAATATGGGTTGTCGTACAGATTTGAGACAGAGTTTGAGAATAAATCTGTTAATGTGAAATGCATTATTACCCACCACATGGGGCATCAAGAAACGACTTCATTTAAAACAATCGTAGAGTACTCAGGAAGAATGCTCCCAATTCAAGAATGGGGGTCTGCTCTAACTTATGCAAAGAGATACTCTTTATCCCTTGCACTTGGATTAGCAACAGAAGAGGACACTGATGCCATTGTAAGAGAAATCTCAAAATTGAACGAAATAACAAAAGATGAGGCTAAAAAAGTGATAATTAATTTAAAAAAGGAGGTCTAAGATGGCATCAATATTCACAATTTTCATTCATGATATTCCTTTGGAATTTTTTAAAAAACTTGAAGATGCTGGATTTGAGGTCGAATCGAGAGTTTCAAAAGATGGTGTAATTGAGAGGTATCATTACACCTCTGATTTTAATGTAAGATCAATAGAAATATTCTTTTTCTCAAAGAGTTTTACAATCGATAAACAAAGTCTAACACTTAAGGTCGAGGAAAGTGAATACACAATACCAAAGGTATCCAATATTCATATTCGGAATATTCCTCTTGAGTTCCTTGAAAGACTCAAACAAGCGGGCTTAGTAACTCATTGTGAAGATGGCTCATACGCTATTACTATTGATGATGATATTAAATTGAGTTTTCAAGAAACTCCAAAAGAATCAAAGGAGAGATAAAATGTGGACATTATCAGAGTTGAAGCTCTTAAAAAGAATTAAAGAACTTATTGAAGCAGAAAACTTGACTGAGATTTCAAAACTGGTTGATACCAGAATAGTTGAGATTGAACAGGAAATGCAAAGAGAAGCTGAAGAGTATTTTTAGGAGGTATAAGATGAAAATTTACATATCCATTGATGGATTACCAGAAAGTTTTTTTATCGCATTAGATAATGCAGGTTTGGATGTAAGAAGGGAAATTCTTGATGGTGGGCATTATTATAAATTTGGTATCACAGCAAAAGACACAGAGCTACGTTTATATTCAGACTTAGTATACGTAACAGAAGAAAAAAGAGAAGAGAAAGGAGAATAAAGATGGAAAGATGGAGTTTCAGTAAGATAGAATCCACAAGGGGTTGTAAGATTGCTTATGAAAAAAGATATATTCAAAACCTACCACCAGATACAGAAGTTCCTGAGTATACAGAAGCCAAGAAAATTCATGAAGAGATACAGACAAAGTTTCTCAAAAGACAAATAGATCATCTCGAACTCTATCTCAAACCTTATCTTGAAGGCAATATATACATCGAAAAAGCTTACAAACACTATTTTCAGTCTGATGATATAGAATACACTGCATATGCTGATGTGGTTTTGGAAAATGAAAACAGTAGGTTAATACTTGATATTAAATGTCGCTATAACTCAAATATCAACGAAAGAGATAGACTGCAACTCCTATCTTATCTCGCACTTGCTAACCAAGAAAAACCTGTCAAAAAAAATAAAATAGGGATACTTGCAACATATAATCAGTTCATGCCAGTAACATTGATTGATACAGAACCACCATCAATTGATTTTGTTTTAGAGGAGATAGAAAAAGCTAAAAGAAGAGTTCTGAGAATGGCTACCAAGACTTCTGAATGCGCTTATTGTGAGTACAAACGCAGTTGCGATTATGGATTGAAAGAAGTAGACAATAATGATATGCGAGCCATTGCCGAGAAGTATCTATATTTAAAAGCACAAGTTGATTTGTATGAGGAGATGTTGAGGAAGCATGTGGAATTGACTGGTGAAAGAATAGAGGTTGGAGACAAAGAGATTGGCTACTTTGAAAAGATTTATACAGTAGTCAATACTCCTGAGTTTATCATGTTATGTAAAGATGCTGATATTTCTTATATAAATGCAATCAAAATCGATACAATGAAAGCTAAGCAACTTGCAAAGAGGTATGATATTCTTACTCAGGCAATTGGAAAAGAGATCAAATATGTATTTGCGACAAAAAAAATAGAGAGGGCAAATGAAAAAGAATAAATTGGCTTGAATGGAAACAAAGAGAGTACACCATAAGGGATTTTATTTTAAGAAGAAAAGAGGAACAAAATGAAAAATAAAATTGACGTTTATAGAGCCGACCAAATTCTGGGACTCTTAGTGAATCCCGGACCAGAACAAGAGATACCGCCAGAAGCGAAATATATTGGGAGCATTGAGGTTCAGGATGGGCAATGGATACTTATTCAAACTGATAAGTTGATGGTTGTAGATGAAAAGGGAGGAATAAAATGAAAGGAGCAAAAAAATGACATGTGTTATTATTGGTTTTGGAAAAAAAGAGGAAGATTTTGAGGAGCAAGAACTTGATTTTGTTGAACAATTTTTGAGGGATAAGTTTAACGCTTGTAAATATAAATTTAATTTTAGCGACGAACTCGTAATCGAATTAAAGTCAAAATTAACGGAGCGACAAGAACATTACGACAAATTAAGTAAACAATATGAAACAGCAACCGATTTTCCTGAAAGGTATACAACCTATAGTTTTGATATACTCACTGATAGAGCAGACTTATGTGTAATATTTAAATTTTCTCACATAAACCGCAGACATCCTATGTCACCTGATGGATGGGCTTTAATGGAAACAAAGAGAATATACCACGCAGACATAAGGGATTTTATTTTAAGAAGAAAGGAAAGGTTAGCCAAATGATAGTGAATCCCAATAAGAATAGACAACGGGGTAAAAGAACAGAAAAAGCAATAGCTAAAAGATTAGGTGGAAGAAGAATTGGAATACTCGGGAAAAGTGACGTAGAGCACAAACTATTTAGCTTTGAGTGCAAAAGCAGATTAAAATTTGTTGGTGAAAAATGGTTTTTACAAGCTGTAAGAAACTGCGAAGGTAAAATACCAGCGGTAATAGTGCACATAACAGGTCAACATCACTCTAATGATTATGTGATTTTGAAACTAAGAGATTTTGAAGATTTGTTAGGAGAGATAAAGCATGGATATACATCAAATCTTGAATAAGTTACAAAAGAAATCTAATAGACATAGTTGCATGAATTGCTATAATCTCAGGATACGTGAGGGTGTGATCTGGTGCAAAGTTGGTCTTGTGGAGAAGTGTGATATATTGGATTTGGATACAAAGATGTCAAAAAAGATAACCAAACAAAACAGGTGTGTGTACAATGATACGTCTGAGTAAACCAATGATTCATGTTAAAATAACCGATAGTAAGCAAAATAAACTTGAGTCGAAACTATTTGTCCCTGATAAAGACTTTTACATCACAATCAAGAAACCAGCAAAAGATACATGGTGTGTAGAAATCTCAGACCTTTCAAAAGAGATAATAGCATCGATAATATTATCGAGTGAAAAACCCAAAACCAGAAAGGAGGCGTAATTATGTTAATTGGTTGGTGTGGAACTGTATGCTGTGATATGGATTGTAGGTATTGTCCTCTTTTCGATAGAGATGACTACGATGATTATGAGGACTACCAAGAGAAAATTTATGAAGAGCTCAAAGGATTAGATTCTGGAAATTCTGAGGATAGTTAGAAACACAATCAAGGAGGTTACATGAGTAAGGGTCCAGGTCAAAGTAAAAAACTGGTGTTACCACCAAAACAGGAGAAGATAAGTGATGTCAAGAGGTTAATCTCAAGAATAATCAAGTTGATTGCTCAAGGTAGGGTGACACCAGAACAGGGCAAGGTAATGCTCTTAGGGGCATCAGAACTTGCTAAAACAATTAAACTGGAAGAAGAAATCAAATTACTCGAAACAGGGATAAAGGAGGAACATGATGAGACTTAAAAAATTAACCGATGATGAGTTTTCTGGATACGTAGGGGGTATATCCAGAAGGGTATTGCTAAATGAACTTGCCGAAAATAGATACTCATTTCAAACAAAATGGCACAAATTTGTAAAATATCTCCAATATGGAATACTTGCTATATTTTTATTATTCATGGCTTTCATATCTGGGTATACCATAGGGGACACAATTGCATTTGATAAGGGGTATAAGGCATGCATATTAAATATCATGAAAGAGCACAATAAATGAAATATAACCCAAGGAAAATTAAGCAAAGGAGAAAGGCGGTAAATATTAGCCAAGATTTATTGGCTAAAGCCATCGGGACATCGAGACCCCATATTGCACATCTGGAAAAGGGGAGTCATCAACCTAACTTGAGAACTCTCATCAAGATTGCAAGGGTTTTGAATGTCCCAATAAGTTTCTTTTTTGATTAAAAAAAAGGAGGTAGATATGTTAGCAATGATTTATCAAAGAAGTGGCAGGTATTATCTTATGCTTTACGGAAATGACAAAAAACTATCAGATACCTATGAAATGAGCGGATTTGTCCTTGCTTCCACAGGTTCTCATATCAAAATTGGAAAGGTAAATGAAAAAGACGAGTGGATAAAAAAAGAACTAAAAAAGATAGAAAAACTAATAAAATAAGAAAAGCTCTTATAGTTAGAGGTAGGGCATTAGGGGATTTGATATGGTGCACTGAGATACCAGAGTTTCTTGCAAATGACGGTTACAAGGTAGACTTCCTTGCCTTCAAGTCCAATGCTCAAATATTACAGAATAACCCTCATCTAAATATCATAAATCTCCATGAAGGCATGCCAGATACCAAACAAGCATATGATGAGATTCTTAAAAAATATGAAGGATTCTATGACCTCATTGTTAATCTTCTTTTCAGTGTAGAGGGTAGATTTTTATGGAGAACGGATATGAATTATGGCGTTATTCCATCTGAAGAACAACGGAGACAAATCCCAAGGAATAAGAACTACTTTATTGAAACGGTGAAAATAGCAGGTTATCTAAGTAGAGGATATGGGAAAATCTATTTTTCAAAAGAAGAAGAGGATAAAATTAAAAAGTGGAAGGAATCGCTTAAAGGTTACAAAGTGATATTGTGGCAACCAGAAGGTTCGACAATGAATAAGAGACTTCCAAAGGTCTTCAAGTGGATTAAGGCAGTCCTTGATTATGTCCCCAAGTCTTACCATATAGTTGTCTCAAATACAATCACAAATGAAGCTTTGAAGGGTTATATAGATGATGAGCGAGTACTCACAACATGTGGTTCATGGAACATAAGGACTATAATTGGAGCTACGAAATATGCGGACCTGGTGGTAGGAGCTACCTCTTTTTTAGTAAATGTCGCATCTTGTTTTGAGACACCTAATGTGGTGATATTCAGTGCAGAAGAAAAAGAAAACCTTACCGAATATTGGAAAAATTCTTACTTCATCTATCCCAAATGCAAGTGTTTCCCTTGCTATCTTATTCCAGTATATCCTGAGATTGTTAGTGACCCTGAAAAGAAGGCTATCGCACAAAAATACCATAACTCTTGTATGGGTGTATATAATTACAAATGCATGGAGTCCGTTGATACGGAAGAGGTTTTATCTGCTATCTTTAGAGCTTTGGGAGTTATAATCATCTAATAGCTCTTGAATAACCCTGTACAACCTTGTTGAGAGCTTGTCTTTGCTTACTGTCCCTGACATAGTAAGCAATTGATAAAGATTGTCTATCTTTACTGCTTTTGCTTTTATAATTTCTTTAATCTTTTTATCTACTTGACCAGAAGATATACCCATAACTTCTAAATTTAATATCCGAACTTGATGGTTTTGTTATCTTATCTTTATACATCTTCATCATATCCTTACACATCTGATGTGCTATCTCAGCCTTGCCCTTATAATTAACTGAGTCTGCTTCTATAGTAGATTCACTTGAGGTTAGTGATTTGTTTGCTATTACTCGATATGCATTCGCCTGAGCAAGGTAAAAAAAGGCATCTAATTGGTCAGAGTTTAACATTGAGTATGTCGGTTTGATATAGTAATGAATTCTTACTTTCTCATTTGTATCAGTAGTCAAAAACCGAACTTTATAACCATTGTAGTAATAGATTTCATAGTCTTGATTTGGTATGAGATATGATGGTGAGATATCCGATATGGGATATTCTATTATAAGTGGTTTATCGGGTAGGTAATCAGAAGATAGTGACAATGGATTACTAAAGTCATACTCTACAGTGTTTTCTATTGGTTCCATACCATCAAGAGTTCCATCGAGTATTGAAACTATTGTGTCCTCAGTAAGATACTCAATCAAATCACTTAAAATATTACAAAATCTGGAATATATTTCTTCGTATGTCATAGTTGTCTCCCGAACTCCCAAATATCTGTATTTTTATCAGTTCTTTTCATTATATACCTACCTTTCATCTTTTTACCTTTAAAATCAAATCTTACCTCAGTCTCTTGCTCAACTTGTGTTTCACTTATTACGACTGAGCCTTTATCCACCATCCTAATATAACCTGCACTCTCTCCATAGCTTGCAGAACCTGAGGTAAACTTCTCAGCACCATTTTCACCAGCATGGAACCAATCTGTTTTACCCTCAAACCTTTTTTCTCTTCTTATTATACAAGAAGTATTCGAGTCCAGTGGATTCATTTCCATGACCATTGTGAGCAATTCCTCATCCTTAATTGCAATTCTAAGTAGGTACTCATAGTTCGCTGGTACGCCAATTCTTTTGACTGACCTTGATGGCTCAGAGTAATGAAATTGTAAAACAAAGTTCGTATTCATTTCACCAGCTTTGACATGTTGACTCAATATGTCCTTAATATTCTCAACAAGTCTATTTCTTACACTAATCCTCTCTTTCTCGTCCCTTATTTTCCAATACTGGTATTCTGGTGGTACACGTTCTCTCATATATTTGGGTATCCCAGAATACCCATAAGGTGGTATCCTATTATTTTTAACTGCTCTTGGTTTTAGATAATATGGCAATCCCTCATCGAATATACATATCCATATTGGTCTATCAATCATAATCCGTCTTATCATCCAGTGCCAACGGAAGTTACCAAAGTCAAGGAAATACTCTTTGGCATAACTTGTCATGTATCCTGTTTCTATTATTCCTTTTCTCACAATACGCATTACTGAATGACCATCTTTTGTGGATGGTATATCGTTGGGTTTGAATACACCTTCTACATCTAACCACTCTGGAGGAATAAATGGTTTCTTTTCAACCTCAATTTCTTTTGAGACAATCTTGCCTTTATTCAAATCAATCTTCCAATTATCAGGGTCTTTGTCATATGCTTCTGCAGAATATTTGCCATCTCCTACCTCCAAAGGAGGGACTCTTATTGTGCCCTCTCTTTGTGTCAATAATGTCCAACCACTTAAGAAATTATTATCATTTTCATATCTAAGGTCATTATGCACTGAAGGTGAGTGCTTATAATTTGGATGTGAGTCAAAGTATTTTTCTAATTCTTCTTTAACCTCATTCCATTTATCCCAATTGCTTTCTAATTCATTCCATAATTCTGATTTGCCAATCTCATTTAGAATATCCTTTAATGCACAACGATAATGCGATTGTATTACAAATCTATGCTCTTTATCCTCTCTTATTGGTTGATATGGGTCTTCTGATTCAGTTAAATTGACCTCATCATTTATCAAGTCATAAAGGTCTTTGTCTGTGGTATCAACCTCAACTCCATTTTTATGAAATGTTTTTGTATACTCTTCTGACATAGACTTTGCATAAAGTTTTCTGATATTCATATTTATAATCTCCCTACAAGCATCAAGGTCTGTGAAGTCGGTTAGATTTCTCCTGAGGATATGCCCAGACTGGTCTATTACCCAGACCTCTTTTGATTCTGGAAATGATGATATTTTTGAATCCTTAACGATGATACCAACTAACTCTCTGGATTCATAAATGACACCTTCTGAGGTAATCTTCTTTATGCAAAGAACATGGTTCTCTTTCATGGATTTTCTGATAACATCATCCATGGAATCAATCTTATTAGTTTTTCTAAGAAATCTCGGACCGTAATATCTTATATCTATCCCCTTATCAGAATAAATTACATTTACACCCTCAGACTCTATTTCAACAGGTGTCCATTTCTCCACATATGGTGCATTGAATGTCTTACCTACAATAAGTATATTTCCTTTAGGACTTTCGATGACATTATCATGATTAGCATTCTCATTGGCAATGCAACCGACAACCAAATTATATATTCCTTTCTTACTCGTTTCTATTACATCAACAACAATGAGATTGGTCACAACATTATTATGCAGTTTGACCCACTCATTATCTCTTGGTCTTCCATTCAGTGTGTAGATGGAGTTCTTGAGTTTTACAACAACACCTTCGGAACCATATTCCTTTCGTTTTTTATCCACCTCTGGAGCAAGCTCCTTTTCATTATTGCATAACTCATGAGTGACTATCCTTAAGACATCACTTGAGAAAGAGGTATCAGACCCTATGGATTTTAGAATTTCATATCTTTCATTATATGGCTTATTATGAATGTCCTCTTCATAGAATAAGCAATCAAATATACTTGCGATAAAAGAACTGTCATCACAATCTTTTGAATGTATCTGACCTATAATGTATTCTCTTGGATAGTGTTTGCCATTGTGCCATGACTCAATCTCACAATCAAAACATAACTTGTTAACCTTTAATTTTTTAACAGCTTCTACAATCCTTGGAACCTTATTTGTTATAGTGCTACCGTCTTCAGAATAAACTATAACTTTATCACCATCTTTATGAATGACTCCTCTCATACCGTCTTTTTTGGTCGAGACATAACAAGGGTATTTAACTAATGCAAGAAGTGATTTAACAGTCTGCCTCTCTTTTTGAGTGCGTTTAGGTATAACTGGTTTCATAGGTATAAAAAATCTACCTATTTCAATCCTATCTTCTTTTTCGCTCATTTCTGCCATCTTCTCAAAATCTTTATTCTCGACCCTTAAGTTGACACTGAGACCCTCTTTAAAGTCCATATCATATATCTTTTGTGCATATTCTTCCTCTTCAGTGTCCCTTATCTGTGGGGTTGCAGGAACAAGTTTGAGATGGTATATGGGGATATATGAAGCATTTGCACCCATAAGAGCAGGCGGTGGAAAATCAGGTTTAATCATCTTACCTAAAGCCGATTTAGTTGCATACTGGATGACCCTTTCCAGTTTATGCAACAAACTTGTATCCACTGGAAGATACCATTTTCCATTTATCTCTGTAGCCTTTACAATTACATCTATATCTCTTGGTTCATGTGATCTTGCATGGACTAATGAACCACCAATAGATACAAATTCAGGACACCATGTGAAAGTAGGTAAGTATTTGGAGATGTTTAAAACATCTCTATTTAACTCAATAACCATGCCATCATGAGCAAATGTAATATCCTTTTCAGGATATGACTCTACAAGCTTGAGGTAATAATGGTTTTCGTTTTTTATCATAGAACTCCCAAAGCCAGTGATAATAACCCTAATCTCATTTGGTATCATTTGAATAATTTCTGTAAGTGGATAACGTTGCTCATACATGGTGTCAAATGAGTAACCTTCTACAATACATGTATCACAGTTATCAAATACACTGGGATCTATTGAACTTGTTATTTCTGGTGCATAAATAAGATTGTTAACCTTGTAGATTATATTATCATTCTTTGACACTGAGCATTTGATTTCTTCAGTTTCAAAATTAGACTCCAATGATTCGAGTTTTTCTTTTGTGAGTATCAAACTGTTAAAGACGATTTTGAAGTCATTTGATACCATGTGTCTTTTTGAGTAACTTTCAGTTTCACCCTTTGTACCAATAAATTTGATAAATGGTCTTCTCACTGATTCCTGAACGTTATTGATTCTTACAAATAAACAAGAGTCTTTTGGTATCTTTACATCTTTGGGTTCGTCATATCTGTAAAACCTATCTACTTCAAAATCATGACCATTGTCACTGTTTTTGAAACTAATGAGCCCATAACATTTGTCTGAGTCCACAAGATATCTGGTTTCAAGAAGTGAAAAGAAATCTTTATTTACGGTTACCTTGTTTATTTTACCCTCATAGATATCCTTTGCTTCTTTTATGTTTACCGCACCATTTGGTAATCCCATACCGATAATCTTTCTTCTTTTTTCTTTCCATTCTGCTATCTCGTCGCCACTTGGAGGCTCAGTCTTTATATAGCCTTTTTGTTTTGCGGATTTGTAACACTCCCAAAATGATGAGTTATCATCTTTTGGTCTCAATTCGAAGTAACATTCATTTCTTAAGACATCTACTACCTCACCAAACTTTTGTAGTAAACCATCAAGAGTCCAATCACCCCAATCCTTGCCATCTTTGAGTCTTGGGTAACCCACATTGCCCATGAATCTCAATGCTGATAGTAGTTCTCTCCAATACTTTTTTGGATTCTTTAAATCTCTCTCAAGCATATTAAAAATCTTCTCTTACTTGTCTTAACCATTGTTTTAAAGCTTGATAAGAAATCTTACAGTCGAACTCTTTCTCTAAAATTCCAACTGAATCAATGAATTTTATACCCTGAGACTTATACCATATAGCTCTTTTAGCTATTCTAACCCTCTTGCTTTTGGGTATTTGGGGATTTTGCCATACGCCCATCTTAAATCAAATATATCTCCATTAAGATGTCACCAGCGCTGGTTGGCTGTCCAGATAGGGTAAGAGTAACTGTGTAATCTCCAGATATTGAAAATGCGTCATAGTTTGTGTAATTTGAATTCTTTGGTATATTTGAATCTGATTTGACAACGCAACCAAATGCTGATTTTATCTCATAAGATAGGGTAACATTGGCTGTGAAGTCTGGTACCTTTATTGCGATATTTCTCACCAATCCTGAACCTGATAATGTATATGATTTCGAAGTATCCGTTGCTCCAAACGATATGGTTGCTTGTATTTTCTCTACCACCCTTTGTCTTGTTGTTACATAAAAGTCTGCCATTTAATCACCTCCTCCTGATTTTTTTCTAACCTCTATGCCTAATTGTGCGATTAGAGATTTCATTACCCTTCTCGCATCATCATCAGTTATCCAACCTTCTGATTTAGCTGTTATCATTGCATTTGTTATCTTATCCACTGCCTCTGCAATTCTTTGAGTATCTCTAATAGAGATTTCAGGTAGTATAACGCTGAAATTTCTATTAATATTTGGTTTTAACTGTCCATGTATGATTGCTTGATCTATAACAAAGTTTATCACCTCTTCAAACATGCACTTGACGACCTTTTGCTTTGCAACCAATGTCTTTTCTGTAGGATATCCCATTTCATAAGCTACAGCTCTTGCACCTTCACCATCAGAAAACCAATGAGGTGGAAAACCAGCACCAATTAAGATGTGATTTTTGAAAAGTTTGACATCATTGGATATATCAGTTTTAGGCGCCTTGGACTCTATAAGATTCCACTTCACCTTTTCATTATGAACTCTTGCAACCCCAGATTCTATAGGTTTGAGTTCTTGAATATATGCCTTTATATCAGCTTTTGTAGCTCCTTCTAATGTTACATCCCATATGAATTTTTCAGTTTCATTAATCTTATAAAATCTATCCTTTAACATCTCATCATAAAAAATAATCCAATCTATTATGGGGATTAACTCACTTCTACCCCTATTTGCCATTACTGGCTTGTTTATCATGAATACAAAGACCTCACCTACTCTCATTCCATATGTCTTTGATTGTGGGTCTAAGTCCACATTGATTACTTTGAGTGTCTTCGTAGAATTCAATTCAGGATTTGTAATGACCTCAATAGAATCGATGATTATGCTATTACTCTTATTTCTATTAATCTTTGTGACATTGAGTGGGTCGATGTAACCCATCCTTACAAAACCATCTTTCTCATTCACAGAAGCTGTCCAATATGCCTCACCAAAAAGAAAAAGGTCTTTTATCTTATCATCTTGCCATTTCTTCCAGTTATTGATGGGGTCATTCCAATATCTTGAGACAATTTTATCGACTTCAGGGTCTTCACACTCGACATAAATACCCTCACCTATTATGTAGTTTTTGTAGTACTCAATGATTCTCTTTGCATTTGGAGATAAGTCATACTGTCTCGACACCTCTCTTAATGCTCTTATATACACTTGTGGGGGAATATCTCTTACAGTATACTCACCAAAGATTGAACGCCAGCTTTGGAAATCGGGATTATGTTCAGGAATTGAGTTTTTTATAACTGCTTCTGTAAACCTTTTTCTTTTGGTCATATCTAACTCCTAACAATAGATGGGACAACATACAGATTACCCATCATTAAGGTTACAATTTCTGTTCCAGTATTGTCTTTGATTTCATAGACATAAGTATTGGAATCTGATTCTATATTCCTACCACTTGCGGGGATACTTATATTTGCTGTCTCACTCATATATATCTCATAAGTACTCTCATTTTTAATAGTAATATCAAAGCTCCATTTATCCTCTGAGTTAGCAGTTTTTCGAACTTGACCAGACAAAATATGACCCGTCAAATCGAGGTCTGTTTCCACTGTGAGTCTCCAAGTACTACCCTGATAACCTATCAAGTCAATCATACCATCAGACCTTTTTCTATACACTGAAAGCCCCTTTTTGGACTCTGTGGATTGTGGTACCACATTACCTATCCACTCTGAATAATTCATTACAAGATGACTTTCACCTTCAGACCATATTGCTTCTTTTTTAAGATTTCCAGAATAAAGTGCATTATCAATGTATATCTTACTTGCGCTCTGGTAGGTTTTTATATAAGCTTGATAAACCACTTTACCCTCTTGTGCGGGTGTAAATGTGATTGGAAAATCAAACCAATCTGTATTGTTTGTCAAAACCGCTGTTGATTGGACTGTTGTTGTATGTGAACCTGTTGTCTCATCAAAATATTCAGCTGTAAAATAAAGTTGTTCTGCTGTTGGGAATGTTGTCCAACCCTCACCTTTTATTTTTATACTTCGTATTTGTTGTGAAGGAGGTACATTATTTTCTACCCATTTGCCAAGAATCTGTACAGGTCTATCTTCTGAGCAGTATGAAAGTGGCACTACCTCAATTGATGTTTGAGCTCCCCTACTTCTTAAGATAGAAGTGTTTTTTATTATGTCTCCAAATGTGTCATATTTGGCATGAGTATCTTTGATTTGATTTATATGCTCTACAAGGATGTAAGAGTTTGCGGAAACATTTAAAGCATTTCTGCCAGTCAAACTTAATCCTGTTGGTTTTAGCTTTGCATTTTTAATAAGAGGACCGTTACCTGCTGAATATGACCCCAATTGTCCTACTTGAATATCATATGTATTTGAACAGGTATTTCCTAAATGATTTATTCCAAGTTTGGCCTTTGAGACACCGCTTGAAAGGCATATTGCTGCATTATTAGAATATATATATGTATCATCATCTGTATCAATGGCATCACAAGTATATGTAAAATTTATATTTGAGTATATCTTTGAGTTTTGAACTTTTAAATTTTTGGTTTCCATAAACGAAGAGTAACAAGAGAATATTTTTGAATTTTTAACTATTATGTTTGATGATAAGTGAGTATAACTATATATAGATACAATGTTACAATTATCAAAGCTATTTGGATAGGATTGGCGATATAAAACATAATTACCATTTCTGAAAGAACAATTTATAAAGGTGGTCAGACATAAATTTATTCTGAAAAATCCTGTAAAAATTGCATCTTCTATATTTGAATGTTTAACGGTGGTATAATTATCCAAAAACCTTGGTCTGTTAGAATTGCAGTTTCCTATTGTGGTATTAGCCCCCAATTTCTGAAGTATCACATTTCTTGATACATTTACCACCATACCACCTGCGTAGAATATCCCCCCTGGGAATGATTCAACTATAGTCATTGTAGTCTTAGTTCCATCATAAATTGGGGTTCCTGAAATGGTTGCTTTAAATACATCTGTATTATAATCAGAATAGTTAGTACCTTTATGAATATAAATTTCTTGACCATTTTTCCAACTTGAGAAATCACCTACTACATATATCACTGAACCCGAAGTCCAATTAGAATATAGATATGTGTTATCAACACCGCCATAGAAATTGGGGTCTCCACATATATTTAAAGTTCCACCTGAATTTACTATCAACCCATAAGCATCATCAACTGTTGTATTCCAAAGCATTGATGCGGTATAATTTGCATTAATTGGATTGGTCAATGTACCTATTCTTAATTCTCCACCACTATTTATAGTCAGTGAAGCATTTCCAAACCTTAATCCAGTATTAGTGGTTGGAGAAAAATTTAAAATACCATTTATTGTGCCAGCTCCAAGTTCTGCTGTGTAAACATCATTAACCGTGACTGTATGACCTGCTGATACTGTAAACGTATCCCCTGCTTGAGAAGGGTAACCAGAACCTCCCCATGTAGCAGGGTCGTTAAAATTGCCCGATTTCGTTGATGTATAATTTGCCATTTTCTATAGTTTGTTTCCTTCTTTCAATTTCATTATTTAGTTCTTCTTCAGTTGGTTCATTTGAAAATATTAAACATTCATTATATATGCTCCCATCTTTATCTTCAAAATCTACTCTTATCTCATATCCCCACTCTCTCATTACTTTGCCCCAAATGCATTTTACTTTCATAACAAAGCTCCTATAACTATACCAACACCTAAAAAACCCATACCTCTTAATAGTTGTTCAAAGAATGAAGGTTGGGTCTTTTTCTGCTCCTTTAATAGAATGTCTTTTTGTTTGATAATCTCATCGGAATTTTTAATGACTTCTTTCTGAAGTTCTATGACTTCTTTTTGTTTTTCAATTTGCTCTTCAAGTAGAGAAATTGCAGTCTCATAGTCTTTGACCTGTTCCTTGATTATTCTACATTGTTTGATTTCGACAATCATTTGGGAGACCATGGAGTCAACAAAACAGTACTCCACTGGTATATTTTCACTTGCTAAAGTGATGTTTGACATTACAATGCATATCAGGCTAATGATTATTGCTCTCACTTTTAATTATCCTTGATGGTTTGTATCCAAGATTATTTAATTCTTGCTGGATTGCTTTGCCATGAGGAGGGGTTATATTCTCGATCTCCCTCTTCTTTTCCATTATCTTTGAAACCAAATCTTTGTACTTTTTCCTCAACTGTTTTAGCTCATTATCCTTATCCATTGTCACTTTTAGAATTTCTTCATATCTTTGTTTCCAGTATTCATTAAGCCTTTTATTTTCCGCATCTATTAGACTTTTCGTTGTATGATTACTGCCATATTTCATACCAGCTAAGAATGCGATGACCACAAAAACTATAATTGCTAGTATAAGTTTCATATTGTCCCTAATCCATGTTTTATAATCCTTAACCAAGCCTAACTTACCTGTAACCCATGTTTTGTACTCAACCCTTAATCTTTTGTTTGATACATTCATTTAATGCCTTTTCAAGTTTCTCCGCCAATTTGTTGATATTTTCAATAACAATTTCATATCTTTCAGAAAGTATAGCTATTGTTTTTTGAATCTCGGGTAACTTATTTTCCCTCAACTCTTCTTGCCTTTTTAACATAGCCTTAATCTCATTCTCATATTTACAAACCTCACTATGATTATCCAGTAATTTTTTTGCAGTCTTATCTGCAAGATTCCATACTATTCTCGAAGCAAACAGCGTTACAATTATCAACGCTGGATATATCCAATACTCTAATTGCAAATACCATGCTCCTTATATTCTTCCGAGTATTTGAATATCTTTACAGGATACTCACGGTTAATCTTAAAAGCACGCCAAGACCTCCTTGAGAAATACTCTACATTACCAAACCACTTATTTTTGTCAAAACCGAATTCTGAGGTTAATTTCCTATCCCTTTTTAACCAACCATACCCACCATTATAAGCAGAAAACATAAAAGCGTACCTCTCATTGCCCTGAGTCCAATTGCAAAGATTCCAAAGGAATTTGTCATATGTAAGACCAGCTATTATAGAATACTTTGCCACTAACATCATTTCTGGTGTAATCTTATCTTTTATGATTGATTTTTTAATCATATCATTCAAAGTGACATCAAGAACTTGCATAAGACCATAACTGGTTACTCCTGATGGTTCAATTCGTTTAGCTTTTTCTTTAAAATTACTCTCCGTTTTTATCTGTCCCAAAATATGACATGTATTCACACCAACCCATACCCTTTGTTTTTCTTGTTCAATTATCTTGATGATGTGAGAAGGTGGGACTGCATCACTGGGTAATGCAGTCCCTCGAAGAAGGAAGGAGGTTAACATCGCCGAGACCAAGATTGTGGCGATATAAATGGTCGCTCTAACAATAAGCATAGCTATTGCAAGAGCAACCTTATGCGAAGGAGGAGAAGGCTCTTTCCAAAGTCTATTAAGTCTTAATCCTACGTCCCATTTATATTTCTTGAAAAGTAATTTTGTTGATACATGTGAAAAGATTATGAAACTTGATATGAAAAACATCAGAAGACAAATTGCACCCAAGGACTCATGAAAACCATAGTATAGAGAACCAAGTATGAATAAGATTAGTGAAGGTAGAAGTCTAAATAACTCTTGATAAAGTATTCTTAGAGAGCATTTCTTATAGATTTTGTAAGCTATTTCTTTGACTCCCCCTTTATTTATCATGTTATAACGATTAACAAAAGATACGGTTAATGTCAAGATGGAATTCTTTTTTTGGGATGATCAAAGAGTATTGGGATGCTTTTTCGAAATATGGGTCTTTCTTTCTCGATGACATCTAATTTGACCTCGAATTCACAGTATGGTTTTGGAGTCCTGAATTTTCTCCTCTCAGCTTCATAATCTGTGACAAAAGTCAAAAGTGTTGCATCAAATAAATCTGGAGAACTACCTGTCCTCTTCATTATCCTATATTTGGTCTCAAGAAACTTTCTACCTCTCTCATCAGACATAACCTTAGGAATACATACCTGTTGTTTCCACTCATTTGCATATTTTCTTGCTTCACCCATAAGGCATAACCCTTTGTTACATGCATTGCGTAGCCTTATTGCACACTCAGCCCTTAAGTTCTTGAAAGATTCTTCATCTTCAGCGGCTGATGACATATGAATCAGGTATGTCTTGTCGAACTCCGCTTTTACTTTCTCAAATATCCCCTTACCCCACGAACCATCAAAATAAACTTCATCGACAACGTATTTCCTTATGAGTTCAAGTGTTGTATTTGCAATATTCTCATCAGTATCAGTTCTTATCTTTCCAATATAGATGATATTCAAACCCTGCCTTATCACCCATGCATTATAAGACTCACCAAAACCTGACACATCAATACCCATGATAACCTTATTCTTTGTAATCTTGTCATCAGGAATTCTTCTTATAACCTCTTCTCCGAGTTCGTCTGGAATTAATTGAGGTTCATCTGAAGAGCTGTATTCGTAAAATTCACCCAATACCCTCGTTATGTAAAATTCTGACTCTATGCCATGTTTTAGCTCCATCTGTTTATGCCAGTCATAAGACATCAAGCCAGGGACTATGTTTTTACCTGCCTTGACATTTGGTGTATCAAATGCACTTATAGTTATAACATTCCCCGCACCTGCCTTAACATTTCTATAAAACTGGTTGTCAATAGATACTGGGTTAGCTATTGCAAGAAATTTTGAGTTTTCTGATGATAGAATTGTATCCGCTGATTCCCAAAGTGGTTTAGCTATTGCAGTTGCTTCATCAAATATTATCAATATATTGGGTGAATGATAACTTTGAAAACCTTCTGTTGTGTAGTCTGCGGGTCTAATACCTATGGCAAAATGATTGTCCGCAAGCTGTATTTCTGTTGATGTGGGTTTTATATTTGCGAGTTTGATCCTTGAGTTTAACCAAAGTGTTCTGATTTCAGACCAAACAGTCTTTCTGATTTGTGTTTTGATGGCTGAGGTGGTTATGACTTTAGAAGGGTGATGACAAAAAAGGAACCAAAGAGCTATTATAGCGGATACAAATGTCTTACCCGAGTTATTACAGGATTGGACATATGTTGAGCGATTATCTCTAACAGAAAAAAGTATTTCTATTTGTTTGTCATAAAGATATTTGACACCAAGAATATGCTTTGCAAAGAGGTCTGGCCTTTGCAGAAGAATCCGTTTGACAGCATCTATTTCAATCATTGTTATCAACGATTATAACAAAAACTATTGACATTATCAAAATATTCCATATAATAATCTTAATGCAATACACTCAGGGGACAGTGTCCGTTACGAACGGCTCAGCGACAGTGACAGGGAGTAATACCGAGTGGCTTTCCAATGTTTCATCAGGTCATAGTTTCAAAGTTCAAGGTGAATCTGTAATCTATACCATAGCTTCTGTGAATTCAAATACTCAATTGACTCTAAGTGCTAATTATGCTGGGACAACAAAGTCTGGGGTAGGATATCAAATTACAAGGGATTTCACACCAACACTAAATCTTGCTGAAATCTATGCAAACGATAAAGACTGGACTTCACACCTCACCATAGAAACAATCAGAAGGATAGATGAGAAATTGGGGACTGATTCCCAACCAAGGTTTAAGAACCTATTTCTTAATATTCAACTAATAACCTCAACGAAGACACTCGAAAGAGATTCGTTTTTCGGTCTAATCAACTCCTCTGGTGGTTCAATAACAATCAATCTCCCAACGGCAAGTGGTTATAATGGTGAGATACACTTCTTTAAGAAAATCTCATCAGATTCTAATACCATAACAATAGACCCTTATGGGACTGAGTTGATAGATGGGTCATCAACTTATCAATTCAGTGCCCAGAATACGAGTTTTGGAATCATCGCCTATAATGGCGCATGGTATAAATTTGCGACATGATTAAGTTAAAAGAAGGAAGAAAGATAGCAGTATTAGTCAATGATGAGCCCAAAGCAATCATTGAAGACACATTGAGAATCTCTAACATCAATATTGACTATATCAGAAGGAGCATTAGAATTGTATTTCATAGAGGATACGTAAGTGATGACAAGTCATTCAATATAACTGGTGAACCAGTAATAATTGAGCTTAATGATGACAATTACTATTCAGCAGAACTAAACAAAATTGTCCAAGGAAACTCATTTTCACAGATAACCACGCCATTACCTGAGCATACAACCAGATGGCATGGTGACTTTAGAAAGTTTGACATTGAGCATTATATAGTAAGCAGTAATTTGTTGCCAGTCGAAGTGGTAGGAATAGTTGAGGAAAAATAATCAGACTATCATTAGCTCTGAGTTCCAACCTTAACCCAACCAGTTGTAGTATAAATCCATAAGATACCGCTATTATCAACCCATAAGGCACCCACACTTGTGACATCTGATGGTGGTGTTGACCCTGAATCTGGAATCAAAAGTAATGGACATTTACCAGAAAACCTCCCACCAAATTTTCCACCCACACCAGTTACTCCTGCACAATAATCTTGAGTTGAGGGGTTATATCCCTGAATTGCGGTTGTCCAAGTTTGGCTTGTGTTGGTATTTTCTGCTGTCAGACCCATAGATTTGCCTCTTACATACATGCCATCCCTGTTGGCATTGTCACCAGTAACCGCTATCACATAGGCATAACCGCCTTGTGAAGAATATCCTATCGCTGCTATCTGATTTCCGCTTGTATCATAAAAATAAGCTAAACCATCCCTATTGCCATTTATATCCCCTCCAAATGAACTTCTGCAAGAAGTGCCATCTGTTATCCTCAAAACACCCGCTGTTAACTTATCGCATGTCAAGTCACTTATAGCAGAACTATTAGCCTGAAAGAATAAAAACACATCATCTATATAAGCAGTCCCACCAGAAAGACCAGATGAATTAAACGAGACAAGAAATTCACAGTATCTTGCAGAACTCGGCACTGCTTTACTATACTCCTGATACACCCAAGCCCCAGTTGTTACATCTCCAGAAGTCCATATATAATCAACCGCATTACCAGAGGCATCATACACATTCACACCTACTTGAGGTTTGACTTGGTTATTTGACCTATAAACCCATGCACCAACTATTATTTTTTCTGTGTATTGGGTATTTGAATCGGCCTTTAGATAAAATCTTCTCGCATTTGTACCACTGGCTCCCCTTTGAGTAATATTGAGAGTCTCACCAGAAGATGTTGTTGCTGTGATTGCATAACCACCTGAATGTTTATTGGAAGTTGTCAATGTAATCTTTGATGTCCATTCTGTGGTCCACTCTTTTGATAAGTTACCAAGTTCAAAACCAGGGTCTGATATTAAATTAAACCCTCTTGGATTAAGGATTAGTTTCGAAGTCTCTATGGACTCAAACTTACAATGTAATCCTTCTATAGTTTGAGTCTGGATATGTGTTCCAACTATCTCACCAGCCTTTATCTTATTACCAGTTATTGTGTTGGTGACTATATCATCACCATCTATAATCGTTCTACCATAGTTTACTACAAGGTCGGTTCCACCTCTATACGTTGCTAATACAACAGTATTCGATGTAAAGGCTTGACTCGCATCAGTTGTTACAGATAAATACCCATTACCCTTACCCCAATAGAGATACAATGTACCAGATGACCATGCTTGACTACCAGAAGATATATTTACATTTTGAGGTACCCCATTATCATCGATGTAAGTTATGACTCCAGATGTCCAATACAGTGTGTTAGTGTTAGGATAATTTGCACTTATCTCTATCCCCTGAATTGACAAATTCCTTGAGCCTATTACTATCTTATTTGCTGTTATCGTATTGGTGGCTATGTC